TCTGAAGTTTGATTCTTGTATCGTCAATTTCGAAGCAAAGCCGTGTATTTGCTTCCTTATCATCCTCAATTTTCAGCTCTCGGATTTCGTTGGAAATTTCAAGTTGCCGAATTTCGCAAGTTTTTGCTTCGTTTTGGAGCTTGAGCTGTTTCAAATGCAAGTTTTCGCGCTCGCTTTCCAGCTCTTCGATTCTGCTCATATTTAAACCTCCTTGTTTCCTTCCTCTACTGCGATTTCTCGCAGCTCGTCAATGTGATCTTCCACCGCCGGGCGGAGGAATGGACGGGCTTTCATACCCCGGGTAAAGTGCCACTTGCCGTTGAAGTCCTTCCAGACCCACGGCGTTTTTCGTCCGTTGCCCTTCTCGGCAAAGATGCCCGTGCCCAGCTCCACATAGACGCTGTAAAACAGGTTGCTGCCGATGGTCACGGTCTTTTTGGCAAGGTCTACGGCATAGGTCAGGCTTTGCTTGAGCGCGCCGCCTACATAGCCCTCGATGCCCGTGCTGTCTGCCGTGCCGGTGGGCACAAGCAGCTGGGCGTAGTCCTGCACCTTCATGCCCCAGATGGTCAGCACCCGCTCTGCCCATGAGTCCAGCGCCTCATGCAGCCGCGGGGTGTTGTCGGTGAATTTGATGTCGTAGTTGAAGTGCATGGTCATGTTCCAGTATCCTTACTTTCTCTTTTTACGAGGCGGACGGTGTCTTGAAATCAATTTTTCTTCAGAAGTTGATTGGTTATGGTGCATTCTCATTCCCGTGTCAGAGGCATACATGGTTATAGACCTGTGTGTTGTTCTCTCCATAACATCGTACTTTTCTGGGTCTACAAACTTTCCAGAGCGATTTTCTCGAAACGTTTTTTGTGTTGTAAAAGATATTTCGATTTTGTCTCCTTCTCCTTTTTTATAAGTTATATCCCCGACTAATTTTTCGCCGCTAGATTGGTACAGTGACGGAATATATCTCTCTTCAAAAGCAGAAATTGCAGCTTTTTGCGCTTTAGAAAATCCGCCCGCTCTCACGGAGCTGCCGCTTCCTCTTTTACTCATTGCGATCCCCCTTTCTTTCAAATTGAAGTCGTAGTCAACCTTCATTTTACATACCCCTTGCTTTTTTTAGTCTTTTTGCAAGGTCGCCTGTTCCATGTTGGAGCGTTCTGGTTATGCCGAGAAGTGCAGTCTGTTTTGCTCGTTCTCCTGTATTGCTTCCTATATACACGCCAATTGTATCAATCAATTCGCTTGCGCTTGTCGTACTGTTGATTTCGTGTTTTGCCTTTTCTGCCCAGTCGATTGCCGCTTTCACACGGGCTTCTCCCATTTTTGAGGTTTGCGATTTCGCAAAAGCAATGGATTCATTCAGCGCGTCGTTTGTGGTCGTGCGAATCTGCGTTGCCCACTCAACTTGCTTTTCAGATCCTTTCAGTATCGCCATGCCTCTTACTGAGCTGCCAGAACCTCTTTTACTCACGGTAGTGCCTCCTTTCGTATTGAAATGGTTTGATTTTTGTGACATTCCAGTCAAACTCCGCCGGGCACTTGCCGTACCACAAAATGCTGCTTGGCTGCAGCACTTCCAGCGCCTTGCGGCAGTGTTTGGCAAAGCACTCTGCTTCGTATGGGTCAGATTGTGTGCCGTGGCTCGAAATGCTCACGATGGCGTTTGTAGGCTCACCATCAAAGCACCAGTTGTAGCTTTGCTCTCCGCACCAGCAAAGCGTTGGAATGACGTGGATGCCGTGCGCCTGCCAGTATGCAGCCAGCCAGTGTTTTTTGTAGTGCATGAAAAGCTGCACCGCAAACGGCATATCGCTGTAAAGAGAAAAGTCCGGGGAGCACACAGCGCCGAACTGCTGCAAAAGTGGAATGTATTTGTCCGGGTTGTTCCAAAACCGTTCAAACTGGTAATCGTCCTTGTAAAAATGCACGCCTTTTGTAGCCTTGTCTTTGGCTGTCAGCGCATAATTGACCGGGATCCATTCCAGCTTGTCAATGCGGATGTCTGTTTCCGGCTTGATTTCAGGGATGCCGTACTTGCCAACACCCGGAAAAATCATTTTTTCGGTGTTTTCCATCGGCAGAATCACGGCTCATCCCTTCTTTCTCTTGCGATCTTTTGCCCACCACATTTGTTCGACTTCTTTGCCGCCCTTGGATTTATACCACTCGGTGTAATCCATGACGGGGGTAATCTCTTTGGTCACATTGTCCCGCTGCATGGCGTTCTGCCGGGGATACTTGCCCAGCGCAGAGGACAGCACGCAGCGGCAGTGGTAGACCATCTCCGGGGCGGCGTTGGGGTCACCGGGCCGCTGAATCTCGTAACCCATGACCTTGAAAGGCTCGTCAAGCTCTGCCGTCTGCTGGTCAAGCAGGCGGTGCATCTCACGGGTGCGGTAGTCGTGGGTGGAGTTCCACCGCTTTTTGACCTCGATACCCAAATCCTGAGCGTTTCGCATCTGCTGCAATGCCCCGGCGTTCTGGGCACTGGTAAGGGCTGTGATGGCGTTGTTCATGGCCCAGTGAATCTCCGTATCAGCCATGCCGTTGACGGCCTGCACGGCGATGTCGTGGACGCTCTTGCCCTGCACGATGCCCTGCATGACGTAGCGGTTGAATACCTTTGCATCATAGGTTTTGTTGCTCTCGCTTTTGATACGCTTGTTGGGCACAAGCCGGGGGCGCTCCTGCAAAAGCAGCCGCACCGCCTCGGTGTTGTACAGGGTCAGCCCGAACGTCACGCCTGCGGCCTGTTCCAGCTCATAGAAAGCCCAGTTTGCGCCAAAAGAAAAGATGTTGTATTGCTCGTCCCGGGCCAGCTTGTAGGCCGTCTGCTGGGCTGTGGTGCATGTCTGCGTGATGCCATCCAACTTAGCGCGCATCAAATCGGACTGAAAGACCTGATTTTGCAGCCAGATGCGGTAATCGTCCTCGGTGATCTTGCCTGCATTCAGCTGCGCCCGCTTGCGCTCGTCCAGCGCTTTGTACTTTGCCAGAAACTCGGTGAGCTGCTCTTGCATCTCCCGGCGGGCAGTGCCGTACACCCGCAAAATGCGGCGGCGCAGGCGGTTCAGCTGCCGGGTAGAGATACGGTCACGGTCGGTCATAAGCCAATCGCCTGCGCAACAGCCAGAAACAGCCCGGCAACAATCGCAATGTCAGCAACAAAAAGGATTGCATCGGCCATTCTATCTGGGTCATGTCTCATTTTTTTCCCCTTTCCCCTCGCCCACGGTCTCCCGTGTTGCGCTCTCCGCCATCAGCGCTGCCTTTGCCTGCTCCTTTTGTTCCGGGGTCAGGTTGGGCAGCAGGTCAATGGCCATGTCCTGCCCGATGATGGGTGCCTCAGAGATCACCGTTGCGACCTGTTCGGCCGTGTTGGTGATCTTGCTGCGGTTGAATGTCGGCATAGCGTTGTCAAAGCCAGCCAGTGCGCAGATCTGCCGGATGAACGGCTTGACCTGAGCTTCAAAATCATCTGCGTTCTGGTTCAGCGGTTCATAGGCCGCGTCCAGATGGTCGTTGGTGCTGTCCGCGCTCACGCAATGCACATCCAGCCCGCCGAAGTCCTCATACACCCGGGTGTGGAGCAGCTCCAAAAGAGCCTGCCGGGCCGTCACAGGGATTTCGGTGGTGTAGGGGGTGATCTTGCCGCCCTCGCTGGTGTCTGCGCCTGCAATGTGGTACAGATTCAGCTTGACAAGGAACTCCTGCAGCTCGTCATCGGTCATGCCGTTGAAGTTCTCGCACAGCCAGTAGATCTGCGAAAAGTCCTGCAGGTCATCGCAGAAGCCAGACATCACCAGATCGGTGTTGTCAATGTAGGCTTTCAGCCCCACAAGGGTGCTCTGGTGCAGGTCTGAGCCCCACAGCGGCACAATGGGCAGGGCACTGTAGTTTTCGCCCTCTACGCTTTCCAGCCCGCCGCCGGGTGTGGTGACGGTCACGCTCTTGTATGCCTGCTTTGGCGTTGTCTCCTGCATCACATTGCCGATTTTGCTTTCCGTGTACTCGGTAAAGCCATCCAGCTCGTACAGGATATAGTGCATATCCGTGTCAGGATTCAGCCGCCAGAAGCGCACACCCGCCTGCAAAAGGCCTGTCTTTTCATCGTACAGGGGCGCGAATTCGGTCAGCTTGAAAACCACCAGATGGTCGCTGTTCCAGAATCCGAAGCTCTCGCCGTGGATCAGGGCGAAATATCCGGCCTTCTGGATCTGCTCGTCAAAGTTCTGCCCCAGCCTGTCCTTGTCCACGCCATCGTCCGCAAAGACCACGCCGTTGCCGAGGGAGTAGGTCGCCCGCTGCTTGTTGAGCCGCCGGAAAAGATTACTCTTGACCATATCGGGGCGTGGGGTGTCCTGCTTGGTGTTTTTGGATAGGCGTTGCAGCATTAAAGCGTAAGCCTGCGCGAAGCGTTCAGCTCCCGGGTTTTTCTGGGCATCGTACAGGTCGGCGTCCAGAGCCATCTTGTACGGTCCGGAACTGCAGTGCTGCTGCACGAACCGCCGGATGAAATCAGGCTGTTCCCCGGCGGCTTGCGCCTGCTGGAAGGTCTGGAATGTGTATACAGTGCTCAAAATCAATCCCTCAGTTTCACAAGGCGCTTTGTGCGCACGAAATAGCGGATAGCGTCCATGCAGTGGTCGTTGACCTTCAGCACGGTGTCGTCTTTATCCGGGTCCCAAGCGTACACGCCGAATTCTTCCAGCGTGTGCTTGCAGTCCTTGTAGACCTTTAGCCGCCCGGTCTGCAGCATGGTCTGAACGTCCAGAATGCCGCTCAGAACGTCGTTGTTTGCGGGGGTCTGGGTAAAGCCATTCTTGCGCAGCTCCGTAATCAGGGGCAGGGCAGAGGGGTCAACGATGATCCTTTCCGGCTTGAGACCGTTTAGCCACGCCTTGAGGTCTGCAACATACTCTCCCACGGTCTTTTGCCGCTTCTGTTCGCGGCCGCTGTAGTAGTACTCCCGGGTGACGATCCAGCAGTCTGCATCTGCCTGCTTCTGGAACAGCAAAAAAACCGTTGCGTTCTGGGTGCCGAAGTCGCAAGCCACATAGGCGCTCTTTGGAGACAGCTCCGGCAGCACATCAACGACGTGCTTCTTGCGGTCGAACATGTCATATACAAGACCCTCCGCCACCGTCCACAAGCCCAGAATGTAGCGCTGATAGAAAACGCCGCTGTACTGGCTGCGGTATCTGGCCTTGATGTCCTCGGAAAGCGACAGGTTGTCGTCCATCGTGAAATGGAGATACATCATCTTGCGGGAGCGGCATTTCCGCACCCACTCCAGATAAAACCAGTGCTGTGGGCTGCCAGGGTTGCAGTTGAACCAGAACTTTGACCCGGTGACGGAGCAGCGGGCCGTGGCCTGATTGACAAAGCTTTGCGGCATCAGGGCCACCTCGTCAAAGAACGCCCCAGCCAGCGTGATGCCCTGGATCAGGTCTTGGCTGCTCTCGTCCTTGCCGCCGAAAAAGTAAAATTCGTTGGCTTTGCCGCCATTGCTGACGGTCATGCAGTTTTCTGCCCGGTGTTCCTTGACGTTGTAGCCACGGGCTGCAAGCTGCTGCTTGAGTGTGCCCAGCACGTTGCGCCGGAAGCTGGCAATGGTCTTGCCGCACATGGCAAACTGTTGGCCGCTGTAACAGGTCATAGCCCACTGGACGAAAGAGAAGCTCATGGCAAAGGTCTTGCCCGAGCGGATAGCGCCATCGGCAATGATGCCGTTGTAGCCGCTGTATGCGCTCTGCGGTGCCCACCAGCTAAGAACCATCTTTTGCCGCTGGCTGAGGGCTTTCCAGCGAAAGCCGTTACTTTTCCGCATTGTCGTCCTCTTCCTTTGGCAGCATCTCCACATCATCCGGCGGGCTGAGGTCTGCGGCGGCGCTCAGTGCCTCCACAAGACCATCGTCCGGGACTTCTATGCTGCTCTGGTCTCCCAGCATGGCAAACTTGTCCACGATGGTGCCAAACGCCGTGGATAGCTGCGGCAGCGTCGCTTCTGCGATTTTGTCAGGGTCTGCCATCGCCTGAAGGTACAGCCCGAGAAGATCCTGCGCTTCCCCGCGCTTGCTGCCTAAGTAGGAAAGCATGTCCTGCTTGTTCTGCTCTTTTTTTAAGGCGCACAAATCCGCACACTTGGGATTATCTTTTACGATTTTCCGCACGGTGCTTTCCGCTACGTCGTTCAGTTTGGCGGCTTTGGCATAGCTCTGCAGCTGCACATAGTCAGCAACGATCTTCTTTTTTTGCCTGTCTGTCAGCCGCTTTGCGCTCACCGCCACCACCTCTCTAAACCCATGCAAAAGAAAAACCGCCCGGAAATCCGAACGGTCAAAATATCGAATGTGCCGCTTGCAGGAATCGAACCCGCTACCCCCGGATTAAAAGTCCGGTGCTCTGCCAGACTGAGCTAAAGCGGCATAAGAAAAACCAGCTTTGCTGCATGGAGCTCATCATACAAAAAGCTGGTTTTTAATCGTATTGTATCAGCAGCGGTTAATCCGCACGGATAACAG